GACTTTAATTTTGACTCATCTTTATTATCCTTATTAGATTTAAATATATTATTGGATAAAAGAGTATTTAGTAATATAGTATTATCTATAGAGGATAACATTATAGTATATTAAAGAATATAAATTTTATATTAATTTTTTCTATTATTTTTTATAAATAATTTAACTTAAATTATAATCAAACCATATAATATTATTTGATTCCATTTGTTGCTTATAGCGTAAATAAATTTCGACATCTTCGCATAAGAACTTATTTGTTTGTTTTATTTTTTTATTTAAATTATACATTTTCAATTTTTTACGTAATTCTAATAATGGTTCTTTTTGATAACTTGAACAAGCAAGTCCAGTTTTCATTGATTTTTTAGAAATTTTACCTTCTTTTGTTTCTGTTTTTACTTGTTCTTTTAAGTTAATAATTTTAAATTTATTTTCTTTATTTCTGATAAATTCAATGAATCCATAAATTTCATTAAACTTCTGTTTAGAAAATGTATTTACCTTATTTTTTTTGACTGTTTGATTAATTTTAATCTTCATAATTTCAGAAGATTTTACAAATTGTATTTTATTCTTATTTAATTTAATATTTTTTAATAAAATATTATTATTATTTTGTTGTAAATTTTTTAGTATATAATAAGTTCCATTTGATATAAATCCAATATAGTTATTATTTTCTTTTATTCCTTTCTTTTTACTCGAAAGAATGACATTTTCCGAAATTAATAGATTTCGTTGATTTAAATAATGTATAAATTCAATCACTAATGGATCATTATTTTTTAATAAATGTTTTATTAAAACAACCTTCATTATTTCTTCTTGATTTTTATCTTTTAATTTATCAAAAATAGTACCTAATAATGCATATATATAAGCATTATCACTTTTCTTTGAATTATCTTTGATTGAAATATGATCTTCAAATAAATTATGTATTTGTTTTATAATTTTTTGAAATAATGCTTCTGAGTTATTATTTTTACCTACTCCATTTCTTGATATATCCTGATTTTCATTTTCATTATTATATTCAATTCCCAATTGTTCAAGATTTATTTTTCGCGTTTTTACATTCATTGGATAAGTACGGTATAAAATAGGAATATCGTCACGAATGATATCATATGGTTGAAAAACATAATAATCTCCTTGATATATGATATATCCTTTGATACTGAAAGGATTCAGGACAATTTCATTTTTATTATCAACAATTTCTTCTAGAGCACTATAAATAAATAAAATATCTATTTCAGGATATACTTGAAGTACGTGACTTTTAATGGTATTTAAGTCATAAACTACGTTAATTTTAAATAAATCTTTAATTACTTTTTTAGCTTTTTGTACATCATTATATGCATATCGTAAATTATACGTGTCTTTATTAACAGGATATTTTTTATTTTTAGTAGGTTCCCAAGCACACTTATAATCACATTTTTCTTGATAATCACAAAGAGCGCTACATGGTTTATCTGAAATTGCAATTTCAATGACTTGACCATTTGAATTAATTTGTTTTACTTTTCTATTGGTTTCAATGACATTTGCTTTTTTAAATAATACACAATCTACCGCAGATTCTTTCATTAATCTATTAATTTTTTTAATAATTACGTCTTTATTTTCAGCCATGCGATAATTACGTAAATCAATGCTTTCACGAGATGCCCACTCTTTATTTTCTTTGGTACTATTTAATATGGAAGCATATTGGTAAATTTCGACATTTCTCTCTTCGGGAGGAAGTCCCACGTGAGAATAATTACGTATAGCACGACCAATAATTTGCTCATGTCTAGATAAATTATACCAAGGATCCGTAATATGTACTTGTCTAATGCGTTTAAAATCAAGCCCTTCACTTACTGCTTTTGTTCCAATAAAAATTTTTATTTCTTCACCATTTTTGTTTTTATTATTGGAAAATTTTTGAAGTGCTTCTTCTTTACGAATTTTAATAATATCCTTGCTTTCTCCAAAATATAAAATATATTTTGCTTGACTGAAATGGTGAAAATCTTTTAACTTTTGATCATGATGAACAATATTTTTAGCATGATGACCACATAAATAACATATAGGCTGTCTTTTACCTCCACCTCTTTTTTTATTGGGTGTATAGTCTAATAATGGAGTCTCCCCATTAGAGCAACTACGTTCAAAACCATTTTGCTCTAACATTAGTGCAAGTGGTAAAGTTCCTTGTTCAATAAAGTGAGAAAAAATAAAAACTAATCCTTTTGAATGTTTAATAGATTTTAAAATAGACGCAAATTTTGATGAATAATTAGATATTTGTGATTCATCTGCAAAAGGTACTTCATCTACTTTTCCATTATTAAATATTGCGTGATTTTGATATTTATATTTAATTGATCTTTTACCTCGTATTGATGATACAATTTTATAATATCCTCCTTCTCCATTATCAATACTTGTTTCTACGCATGATTTTCCAAAACCTCCAATAATTTGATGTGGATCATCCTTTTTTTTTCCATTTTGTTTTAAGGGAAAAACAATATTAGAAATGGAGATTAAATCAAAATGGAATGTTCTTCGCAATTCATCTTCATTATTTTTAACAACTTTTTTACGTTTTAATTGAATTGTTCTTTGATCTTTATTTTTACCATTCCCATTATTTTCATTATTGTTATTACTATTATTTTCACTATTACTATTATTTTCACTATTGCTATTATTTTCACTATTGCTATTATTTTTACCTTTTCCCAATTTATTATTATAATTTTTTATTTCATTTTCATTATCAATATCACTATCTTGAATCGTTTTTAATAATTTTTTATCTAATTTATTTTTTAAATAAAATAAATAGGTATTTGCTTGAACACCTTGCATAGGCACTGAAACAATATTTGTATATTGAATTTTTTTATGATCTTCAATTATTTCTCCATTTATATAATAATTAACTTTAGGAATATGAGCTTGTTGCGGATATAATCGAAAGGGAAATACAAAAGGTTTTTCAGCGCGCATATAACTTATATAACCTTTCATGACCTTTTGTAATAAGGATTCTGCATTTTTTTTGAGCAATCCTGTTTTAGAATGAAAAATATCGCTCTTTTTTAGTAATTTACGTTTATCATTTTCCAGTAATAAATTCATGTAAAAAATAATTTCATCTGGTCTATCAAACATTGGAGTAGCACTCATTAAAATAAGTTTAATATTTCGGCCATATTTAATAATAGCGTTTAACATAGGTTGAATCATACGTGTTAATTCCTTATTTTTATCTGTTTTGATATTCTGAATTTCATCAATAATAATCACACGATCATCAAATTCTTGTGAAATAAATTGTTTAATTTTTGGTGTTATTTCACTTTCTTCACCTGACCATCCACCTGTTTGTTCTTTAATGTAATTAGCAATTTTAATATACGTTGTAAATTGATAATAAGATTTAATTAATTTTGCTATTTCCTTTTTTTTTTGTTCTTTAGTTAAATACATACTTTCTTCACCTAATTCATAACTCTTTCCAGTACACTGTACATTAAATTGAAAATTATTTTTTATTTTCAATATTTCTTTATCAAAATTAAAAATTTCATTCTTAAAATTTTTTTCTAAATTGGATATAATTAATATTTTTTTATTTAAGTTTTTTAAAGTTTTCTTAAATCCTTCAGCAATAGAAATTGCACTACATGTTTTACCAACACCTGTTCCGTGAAAAATTAAAATACCATTATATGGGGTATCTGGGGAAATATAAGTATTTAAAAATGTTTGATGAGGTTCAAGTTCAAATTCTTTTATATGGGATAAATCTTTTGAAATATCAAAATCCAAATGTGGTATTTTTTTGATTTCATTATCACGGAATTCTTTTTTTGAATAAATTTTTTCATTAAAATTAGGATCAGTTATTTCTGGATAAAACTGAAAATGATTAAAATTTTTCATATTAATTCACTTACCATTTAATTAGATAAAAAAATATTTTTTTGGTTTAAAGTTTATTTTATTAATTTTATTATAGACAATGAATTTTACTTCTTTTTCTCCTAAAATATACAAGACTAAAAAAGAAGAATATATGAATAACCAAGATCAAAATGATTCTAAAATAGAATCACATACACAATTGCACACACAACAGCACACACAACAGCAAACACATTCGCAAACACAATCGTCATTAGAATCATCATTTCAAACACAACAATCCATGCAGTATATTGATAATAACTCTTCTATTAATTCATTAAATCATTATAATGAAACAAATATTTATTGTCTAAATTGTGGTAAAAAAGGACATGTGATTAAAAAATGCCTACAACCAATTATTAGCATAGGAATTATATGTATTCGCTTAAAAATATCGTTAAATATGAATGATATCATCAATTATTCAAAAAAAATTCAAAATAATTATTTGTTTTCATTAGATGAAATTAATAAATTGAAAAAAATAAAAAATACACTTACTAATTTTAATATTGATGAATTAGATTCTAATGTTGACTATCTTTTTATTCGTCGTAAAAATAGTTTAAATTATGTTGAGTTTATGCGTGGAAAATATGATTTAGATAATACAACCTACCTAGAAAATATTTTGAATTTAATTAGTGAAGAAGAGAGAAAAATGTTATTAACACATGATTTTCAAGATTTATGGAATAAATTATGGGAATATAATAAAAAAAATAATAATAATGAATATAAAAATTCAGAAGCAAAATTTAATATTTTAAAAAAAGGTTATTACACAAAGAAAAATGAGATCAATATTTTTATTAATTTAGAAATTATTATACAAAATTCGCGAAAAGTTTATAATTATCCTGAACCAGAATGGGGTTTCCCAAAAGGTCGTCGAAATTTAAAAGAAAAAAATATAGATTGTGCCAAAAGAGAATTTGAAGAAGAGACTAATTTTTTGTCTAATGAGTATCATATTTTAAACATGAATCCTTTAGAAGAAATATATTTATCAACAAATTATAGTAAATATAAGCATATTTATTACATATCGCAAATAAATAATATACATAAAAAAATAGAATTAGATCCAGAAAATATTAATCAAAAAATAGAAATAGGTGATATAAACTGGTATTCTTTTGAAGAAGGTTCACAGAAAATTCGAAATTATAATATTGAAAAAAGAAATGTACTTTATACTTTACACAATACAATTCGATTTACTATCATTAATTTTAAAGAAATTCTTAATAATTTTTTGGAATTTTTATAGGAATAGAAATTCTCGTAATAAAAATAATAAAAATAATAATTAAAAATAGTAAAAAATACAAGTATAATTGTTTACTTAAATGTGAATTATCACTAGAATTGGAATAACAATGATCTACTTCAAGTAAATTTTTTTGATAGACATTCTCATATTTTTTTATCACTGTTTCATAAGAAAGAATTTTCTTTCCTATTTCTGCATTTACCATATTATGAATATCAATAAGCCAATGCACTAAATCTTTTCGTGTTTCTAAATTTCTTTCAAGTGGTTTTTCTTTGAGGTGTCTTTTATAATTTCTTTTACAAACAGAACATGGAATCACATTTTGTAAAGATAAAAAAAAGTTTCTAAATTCTATTTTTTCATTATGTGTTGGTTTTAAGGGGTATGTAAAAGTAATTGTATGGAGACTAAACCATAAGTGCGAACCCCATATATTTTGATTCATACTGATATATAATTAGAAAATAATTACATTTTGGAGAAAAAATATTTAATTAATTTTATTTAATTAAATATAATTTTGTGAAAAAATTATCTTATTTTAATTTATAAGAAATATGGATTCTAATAATTTTAGTAAAGGATTAAGAAATTCTTTAAAATTTTTAGACAATGAATTTGTATATTGGATCATCGTAATTATACTATTTTTATATAATACTTGCATTTTTATGAATATCAATGATTTTTTCTCTAATATGTATGAATTTGGTATTGTTCGCGTAATCGTTCTTTTACTAATTTTATATGTATCTCAAAAAAGCTATCTAATTGCTTTATTATTAGCAATGTCTTATTTATTATCTGTGAAATTTAATAAGGAAAATTTCGAAAGTATGATGAATAATAAAGACAGTAATCACGATTCTGAATATGATGGAGAATCAGATGAACCTATCAACCAACATCATTCAGAAGAAATGGAAAAATACAATAATAATATGATTGATTCTTCAGCTATGGATTTTAATGCTGAAGATCAAAAAATGGATATAACAAATCAATTTGATGATAAATCTTCAGATGAAATGGAAGGATTTAATAATAATTTATTTACTTCTCAATCCATGGATTTTACTGAAGAAGATCAAGATAATGGAGTAAATAATCAATTTGATGATTCCAAAATGAAAGAAAATTTTAGTTCTGAAGAATCTTCCGATTCTATGATGAATAATTCATTAAATAAAACTCGTTGTTTACAAAATTATGATCCCGAACATCAGAAAGTTGGTGATCTATGCAAACCTGTTGCTACATATGAAGGTGAATTTAACGCTCAAGGATTAAACTATCCTATTGGATATAATATGAATTAAATTATTTATAAAAAAGTATACTATCCTATTTAAAAATTAAGTTGTATTTATTAAACATATTTATATGAATATTTTTAATAAAGAATTTGATAAAAAATTAAAAATATCAAAAAATAATATTTTTTCGTTGAAAATATTACTTAATAATATAACCTTTCAATCATCTCTTTCCTATAAATTATATAATGCACAAACTATTTTTCAATGTGGTAATTTTTCCAAGAAGATGAAAGTTCCTGCAATAAAAGTTTATTTATCCTCTCTGGATTCTTTATTTTTTTCAATAATAATTGATGGAAATATTGAATATTTTGAAATGATTGATAAAAAAGATATGATTTTATTGTTAAAAAATAATTCTCAAAAAAACAAAACATCTGTTCAACGTCAAAAAAATATTATTTTAAAAATTAATAAAAAA